ATACTTAAAAAGTTTAAGGTAAATGAAAAAGTATCGGTAGGTATTAATTTAAGGGGTAATGAATACAACGGTAAATATTATAATAATATAGTTGGTTGGAAAGTTGCACAAATACTAAACAATGAAGTAACTAACTTGCAACAAAACCCTGAAAGAGAAACAACGGTTGATTTACCATTTTAATTAAGAGGGGGTTTCGACCCCCTTTTTTAATCTTTATGTCTTTAAAAAAAATAAAGCAAGGGGATAAATTTCCTAGTGATTTTTGGAATTATAATATAAACCCTATATTGGGGTATGAATACAAAGAAGAACTTCGTAGTATTCCAAAAGAAAAAATAAAATACAAACTTCAAACAAACCAAGTAAGATGATAGCACAAAGCAATAAAATAAAAGATAGGATATTTGATATAAAACACGGTAGAATAAAAGAAGGGTTAAAAATAGGAATACCCGAAATAGACGAATATTTAAGATTAAAACATAATGAAGGAAGTTTAAATTTAGCGATTGGACATAGTAACGTAGGTAAGACTACGGTCTTAGTTTATTTATTTACATTATGGGCAATAAAACACAATCTTAGGTTTTTAATATTTAGTAGTGAAAACACACCGCAAAGTATTGTGCGTAAAATTATAGAGTTTAAAATGGGAAAACCAATACACACGGCAAGCGAAGAATTAATAACTAAATCAATAAATTGGGCGGATAATCATTTTAAAGTAATTGATGCTGACAAAATATATACATATGTTGAATTATTAAAAGAAGCTAAAGCAATAAAAGACGCATGGGATTATCAAGGTTTACTTATAGACCCTTATAATAGTTTAGCTAGGGATTCAAGATTAGCGAAACAATACAACGGTTACGAATACAATTACTATTGCCTTACCGAACTTAGATTATTTTCAAGACAAGAAAAGATTGCAATATGGGTAAATTGTCATGGTGTTACGGATGCGATGCGTAAGGTGTATGCAAGTGGACATGAATACGAGGGAATGGTAAGACCTTTAAATATGTCGGATGTTGAAGGAGGTGGTGCTTTTGGTAACCGAGCTGACGATGTAATTTGTATTCACAGGATGACAAGTCACCCGAATGAATGGATGTTTAGCCACATAAACGTATTAAAGATAAAAGAAACAGAAACTGGTGGGAGATGTTCGCCTTACGAACAACCTATTAAATTACGAATGGCATTAAATAATGTTGGGTTTGAATTTATGGGTAAAGATATAATACATGAAAAACCTTTAGAAAAAATTAAATTTTAATGGACGCAACTTTATTATTATCACACCCGATTATACAATTATTTACTATGCTTATGCTTTTAGGCTTTTTATTTGTAATAATAGGCTTATCGGTAAACGCCGAAATAATATTAAGTCCCATCAAGGGATTTATGGCGGGTGCTTTAGTACACAACGAAACATACATAAACGAAGAAAATGAAGAAGTAACAGAATATACGTTACAATGTTTAATCTTTTTTATTAGCGTAAATGTGTTGTGGGAGAAGCGGGGTGGTTAAGTAAGGTAGCTAAGCGACATAATGAATGGATACAAATAGTGCGTTCATTTGGCGAATATGATTACGCCGAAGATATAGTACAACAGATGTACGAAGTTTTATATAAGTATGCTAATGAAACAAAAATTATTGATAACGGTGTTGTTAGTCGGGGGTATGTTTATTTTACTTTACGTAGTATTTTTTTACAATATTGCAACGCTAAAAATAAAGTCAAAAAGGTTAGACTTGACGATGAAGAAGATTACACGCAAATTGCAGACGATTCGGAAATGGATGAACAAATAGGATACAATAAAATATCTACATTAATAGATGACCATATAGACAAATGGCGATGGTATGATAAAACACTTTTTAGATTGTATAGGGATACGGATATGAGTATTAGAAAAATAGCCAATGAAACGAACATAAGTTGGGTAAGTATATTTAACACATTAAAAAAGTGTAAACAAGAATTAAAAGAATTATTTAAGGAAGATTACGAGGATTTTAAAAACAACGATTATGACAGAATTTAAAGGGGACAAAAGAAGCAAAGAGTATAAGGCATGGAAAAAAAACCATGAACAAGCGAGTAAAGGTGTTGGCGATACGGTTGAAAAAATAACCAAGGCAACGGGTATTAAAAAAGCGGTTAAGTTTTTAGCAGGCGAGGACTGCGGTTGTGATGAACGTAGGGACAAGCTTAATTACTTATTTCCTTACGAAAGACCTTTATGCTTAACGGAAGATGAATTTAATTATTTATCAAAAGTATTTAAAAGTAAAAAGAATCAAATTACACCTATTGAACAAACCGAATTATTAGATATCTACAATAGGGTATTTAAAGACAAAAGGGAATTAACTAGTTGCGGGTCATGTTTTCTTAATGGAGTGTTTAAAAGATTAGAACGTATTTACAAAGAATATCTTGGATAGTTTAATAAGAAATAGAAACCAAATAAAACAAGTTATAGATTTTACGGGTGTACAAAATGGTAAAATGCACCCATCGGATGTTGATTTTGTTTTAGAGTTTGATAATAAAGTTTTAATACTTGGCGAAGTAAAAAGAAAGTATAACAAAATACCAACGGGACAAAAGCTAATATTAGAAAGAATAATAGATAAATGGGGCGAAGGTGGTATTGCTTTAAAAGTAGAACACGAATACAAAGACGACAAGACTAATATACCATTAGAAAAGTGTTTTGTGTCCGCTAGATATTACAAAGGAAATTGGACTTATTTTAAAAAACCAAAAAATTTTATATCTTACATCAATGAAATAGGAAAATACTTTAATTGTTCTAAATGTAAATTCTAATGAATAAAAAAGCACACAACTTAAAACATATAAACTACTTAAACAACTTTGACATAATAGCTAATACTTTGCTCGACTGGCAAAAGAAAAAGCGAACCGATGTCGTTAATGATTTAATGGGTACGCTAATAGATATTAATTACTATGTTACGGAAATATATACAAATGAACTATATTTTAATCACACGGTAAACGAATATCGAGCAGACAAACTTCGTGCAATCCAAAGGGCAATGAACGCCGAAAAAAAGATTAACGAACTAGAAAAAGAAATACTTAAATTAAAAAATAAAATAGAAGTCTATGGGGGATAGTGTAAGTAAATATTACGAAAATTTAGATAGATATACAACAACAACTACGAACATGAAAGAAAGTAAATTAATTAAAATGCAAAACGATTTAAAGATTGCACAACAAGCTTTAGTGGTTGCATTAGACAAAATAGAAAAGCTAGAAAAAAAAGTTTTTAAAAAAGAAGATGTTAATTAAATATTAATAAGTATATTCGTAACATAAAACAAAATATATGCACAGTTACGAAGAACTATTTTACAAGAGTTACACTACACAAGAACTAATCAACATTAGTAATAATCCTAAACATCTTAATTCTTTTCGGGCAAGGTGCAAAATAGAATTGCAACGTAGGGAGGACGACGATTTAGAAATGATTGGGATATGATAACACTACTAAACGGCGAACATTGGGGAAAAGAAGAAATACTTACCCAAATGGTTTCGGATGAATTCTACTATGGACATCTTAACAAACACGCATTAAGTAGTAGTAGCATAAAGACACTTCTTAAAAGTCCTAAGACATATAGAAACATAATGACTTACGGTAATAATCTTGATACGCCAGCGTTACGTCAAGGCAAGCTTTTACATTGGATGGTATTAGAACCGCATAAGATTGATAAGATACACTTTTTAGATATTGCATCTAAGAATAGCAAAGTTTATAAAGAAGCACTTAGCGAACACGGTGAGGTTTATTTAGAAAAAGAAAAGCAACAAGCCGAAAGACTAACGGACGCTTTACTTAGGAATGAAGCTGCGATTAAACTATTGAATAAATCGGAGTTTGAGGTTCCCGCAATAGAAATGATTGAAGGTTTTGCGGTAAGGGGTAAGGCGGACATTTTAAAAGGCGACCACTTAATAGACCTAAAAACATCTAGCGAACTATCTTCTTTTAGATATAGTGCCGACAAATACGGTTATGACCTACAAGCCTACATATATAAAAACTTATTTAAAGCCAGTAAGGTGACGTTCCTTGTTATAGATAAAGGAAGTTGTGACATAGGAATATTTGAAGCAAGTGATGAATTTATAGAAAGGGGCAAAGATAAATTTAGACAAGGTATTGATTTATACAAATACTTTTTTGTAGAAGATAACGACATTGACCAATACGTAATGCGTGGTATATTATAAGGGGTAGCCGAAAACCTTAAAGAGTAGGCAACACATAAAATTAATATTATGAATAAAACAGATTTAAAAGTGGGTACGTTTAACTTAAATTATCCAATTAACAAAATTAAATTTTCTAACGTTAATAGAGATATAGTTGAAAAACATTCAGATAGTTTTAAAAATAAAATTACTGAATTTGGTTGGTTAGTTCCAATTATCATTGATGACAAAGGCAACTTGTTAGAGGGGCATCACAGAGTTTTGCAAGCGACAAAGATGGGAATAGAAACGCTACCAGCTTATATAATCGATTGGGTTGATACAACTAACTTTGACGAATACCAAAAATATGTAATGACTATTAACAACAACAATAGAAAATGGGGTGCTTATGACTATTTAAAAAGCTATTCACAGACGAGAAAAGACTATGCTTATGTTTATAAAAAATACTTAGATACAAAAGATGTGTTTTCGGTTGGTAATGTATTAAATATTTATTTTAATAATGGTTGCAATGAAATGTTTAAAACAGGTAATTCAATAATTAGAAATAGAGTATTTAGCGAGTATCTTTTTAAAAGGTTTTACGATTTAAAAAAGGAATATGGCGGAGTAAAAATACAAGCCTTTACAATTAACAGGGTTTGTGGTATTGCACATTCTAATTGTAAGGGAAATACAAAAGAAATGAATTTTATTTTTAATCAACTAGAAACATGGGCAGAACAAGACAACCCGATTCTTTCTTCGGTTGAGTGGATAAAACCCGAAGTAAAAAAACAAATTAGTTTTTACAGGGAAATACAAAATGATAAAGTTACACAATAAGGATTGTATGGCTGCGATGGCAGGGTTTAGCGATAATCAGTTTGACCTTGCTATTGTTGACCCACCTTATGGAATAAACTTTGCAAAAACACATACAGGTAAAGGCTGGATTGTTAGAGATAATAAAGAATGGGATAAAGAAATACCTAAGCCAAAATATTATAAAGAATTATTTAGAGTTTCAAAAAATCAAATTATATGGGGGGCAAATTATATGGTGCACAATATACCACCATCTATGGGTTGGATATTTTGGGATAAAGGACAAAGGAATTTTTCTTTAGCGGATGGTGAATTAGCGTTTACATCTTTTAATCGTGCTTTAAGAGTTTTTGATATGCCAAGAGGTACACAAAAGGCACAAGATGATAAAACAGGGGGCAAAATACATCCCACACAAAAGCCTGTTAAACTTTACGAATGGCTTTTAATGAACTACGCAAAAGAAGGGGATAAAATATTAGACACTCATTTGGGTTCAGGCAGCATAGCAATAGCTTGTCATAATTTAGGATATGATTTAACAGGATATGAAATAGATAAAGAATATTACGAAGCAGCAATAAAACGATTAAAACAACATCAATCACAATTAAAAATGTTTTGAACAAAAAAACAGTAAGGGAATTTTATTTACTTGCACTTATAGATTTTCAACATGGGGTGAGTATGCAAGAAATGAAAGAAACGTTAAGAATGTACGAAGATATAGAAGATTATGAAGCGTGTCAAGGAATACAAAAAGCAATAAAAGAATATGAAAATACAAGAAATTAAAGAACTAGTAGAAAATAAAACCAAACTTAAATTAACTACAAATAGTAGAAAGCAACACTTTGTTTATACAAGGGCGGTTTTGTTTACGTTATGTAAAAAATATACTACGGCAACGCTTTACGAAATAGGTAATATGGCGGGTCGTGACCATGCTTCGGTAATACACGGTATAAAACTTTACAACGAAGTGTTAACAAGATACGACGACCAATATAAAGAACTATATAACGAAATAGAATTTAAAATAAGAATCAAGTTAAAACTAGCACTTAAACATAAAGACCTAAATTACTACAAACACAAATTTAGTAAGATATTAGTAGAACATAGACAAGCGTTACTAGAAAACCGAACCCTATATAATTACATAAATAAGGACTTACAAGAAAAAGTAAATGTATAAATCTTTTTTTGATGTCTGAAGTATTTGCATTTATATATCTTAGTGGTATTGTTACTTTATTAATAGCTTTGTATTTTAACAAAGAATAGTTTTTTTTATTGTATATATGAATAATCAAGTTTTATCAAGATGAAACACGGTGGCAAAAGAAACGGTGCGGGACGTAAGTCTAAAGCCGACGAAATAAACCTTATAGAAAAACTATCGCCATTAGAGGATTCGGCATTTATGGCATTAAAAGATGGTGTTGAAAAAGGCGATTTTAAATACGTTCAATTATTTTACAATTACTACGCAGGAAAACCAAGGGAAACAAGGGATATTACAATCAACGAGGACATTCCGTTGTTTGTAGATTAGTATGCACGTAAAAAAAACAAAAGCACTTACTACATTACGACAACTAAAGAACCGAACACGCATAGTACGTGGTGGCACATCGGCGGGTAAGACTATTTGTATTCTAACTATATTAATAGATTATGCAATTATGTACAAAGGTAAGGAAGTAAGCGTAGTATCCGAAAGCATACCGCACTTGCGTAGGGGTGCATTAAAGGACTTCTTAGGCATCTTAAAGGGTTTGCATAGGTATAAGGATAGTCAATTCAATAAAAGCACCTTAAAATACACCTTTACAAATGGAAGTTATATTGAGTTCTTTAGTACAGACCAACCCGATAAACTAAGAGGTGCTAGGCGTACCGATATATTTATTAATGAGTGTAACAATATACCCTTCGATTCTTACCAACAATTAGCAATAAGAACATCGGGAAATATATGGTTAGACTATAATCCTACTAATTTATTTTGGGTAGATAAAGAACTAATAGGGCAACCCGACACGGATTTTGTTACACTTACTTATAAAGACAACGATAGCTTACCACAAAGCATAGTAAAGGAATTACTAAAAGCAAGGGACAAAGGAAAGACATCTACCTATTGGAAAAATTGGTGCCGTGTTTACCTTGATGGCGAAATTGGAAGTTTAGAGGGGGTGTGTATACCCGATTGGAAAGAAATAGATACAATACCACAAGACGCAAGGCTGTTAGCTTATGGCATGGACTTTGGATATACCGACCCAACAACTATAATTGGATTATATAAATACAACGATGCTTATATATTCGATGAAGTGTTTTATAAATCTAATACCGTATTAAGGGACGTAAGTTTATTTCTAAGACACAATAACATAAAAGAAAACATAATAGCAGACCAAGCCGAACCAAAGTCTATTGAAACGTTAAGACGTGATGGACATAATATATACCCATGTACAAAAGGTCGTGATAGTGTAAACTTTGGAATTAACCTAATAAATCAAAACGAAATATACATTACAAGTAAAAGCCGAAACCTAAAAAGGGAATTACAAGGTTATGTATGGGCAAAGGATAAAGATGGTAACACATTACCAAAACCAACGGGCGAACATCCCGATTGCATAGATGCTTGTCGATATGTATTAACCGACACACTAGATAATCAACATAGGGGCGAATATCATATTTATTAAAAATATTTTGTTTATTATTTGTTAATTAAAAAAAAGGTTATATATTTACATCATAAACATTAAAACAATAAAAAATGCAAAGATTAAAAAATGAATTATCCAACAACATTTACGGAAAAAAATACTTCCAACTTGATGAATATGAACAAGATGGCATCAATGAAGAATTAAAAGGAATTAGGGAATTGATGAATGAAATGTTTCCAAAAATTACATTATATAATAAATAAACTAACAGGGGGTAGCAATACCCCTTTTTAAATACACAAAACATGAAAGACAAACACCACCCTTTTGAGAATGAAATATTTACTCATTTTAGAAAAGAACAAGTTGAAATAGATAAAGCCATATCTTTATTAAAAAAGAATGGATATATTATTTATGAAAAAGAAAAAACAAAAAATAGTTACACACCTATTTAAAAACAAAAAACATGAAAAAAGACTTTATAATTATTTGGAAAGATATGACCGCAAAGGAAAATCGTAAAACAATACTTAAAGTTGCAAAAGACTTTAGTTTATTTCTAATGGGTATCTACATAGGTATCTTTGTATTTGTTAAAGTATTATTTTGGATATGGTATTAAATAAAGAATTTGTACAACCGCATACTAAAAGACAATGGTGTTGGGATAATAACATATTTGTTAATCCTTATGTCATGCAACGTAAACGTAAATCCGATATTAAAATAGAAATAGACATTGACGGAAATAAGCAGTTGGGCGAAGAAGTATATAAACAAAGCAAAGCGGGTCAATTAAAATACTCGAAAAAAGTACAAGAACTATACGATTATTTGTATATTGCATTAAAGAAATAATTTTTCGTTTGATTGTTTGGTTAAGGGGTAGCAGAGATGTTACCCTTTTTTGTTATACATAATCTAATAAATTTTATTGTATTAATATGAAAGTAAACATTTACGTACCCGAAAGCTTATCGGATATTACATTAGAACAATATCAAAAGTTTGCAAAGTTAAATACGGAAGAAAACAACAACAGTAATTTCCTTTTGCATAAGATGGTAGAGATATTTTGCAACCTTGACTTAAAAGATATTGCAAGAATCAAATTTACGGACGTACAAGCCATTATAAACGACCTTAACGGGATGTTTAATCAAAAGACACCCCTTATACCCATCTTTAAATTAAAGGGCGTAGAATACGGCTTTATACCAAAGCTTGACGATATTAGTTTAGGCGAATATATAGACCTTGATAATACTTTGTCCGATTGGGAAACAATGCATAAGGCAATGAGTGTTCTTTATAGACCGATTACAATACAAAAGAACCATAGGTATCAAATAGAAGATTACACAAACCAAGACAAAGCCGACACGTTTAAAGATATGCCTTTAGATGTTGTTATGGGAGGTCTTGTTTTTTTTTGGAATTTAAGCAACGAATTACTACAAACTACCCTGAATTATTTGAGCAAAGAGATGGGGGAGAACCTGACTACGGAGCAACGGCTAATTTTGGAACAAAGTGGGGTTGGTATCAGTCAATTTACGGAATCGCTAAAGGGGATATTACCAAGTTCGATGAGGTTACCAAATTAAACGTACATAAGTCTTTAATGTTTTTAGCATTTGAAAAAGAAAAGTTAGAACTAGAAAAAAAACTAATTAAAAGGAAATGAAAGGGTTTTACAACGTAACGGATAAATTAAAAACAAAACTACAAGAAGAACCTTTTGTTAATACGGTTTCTTTCGGTTCAATAGACGATGTTGATTTAGATAAACAAAGCATATTCCCGCTTGCCCATGTGATAGTAAACAACGCTATCGTAGGAACTAAAACAACAACATTTAATATATCTATTCTTGCAATGGATGTAGTTGATATATCTAACGATAAGGTTACCGATGTGTATGTCGGAAACGACAACGAACAAGACGTATTAAACACACAACTAGCTTTACTTACAAGGGTAATAAACGATTTACAAAGGGGCGACTTATATACGGAAATGTATCAAGTGCAAAGCGATGTAAGTTGTGAACCGTTTGTGGATAGGTTCGAAAACAAGCTAGCAGGTTGGACAGCTTCCTTTGATGTAGTTATACAAAACGATATGACAATTTGCGACTAATGACATTTGAACAAACAAAACAAGCTTTAGAAATATTTGCTAAATCCGTTATTAAGCAATCAAAGGGTAACTTACGTAGACACCGAAAAAACAAGTTTATTACGGGTTCGTCTAGTGGGGACTTAGAGGGAAGCTTGGGATATGATTTAAACGTAAGTCCAAATAGTTTTAGTTTAGAATTTTATATGGCAGATTACGGTATTTATCAAGACGAAGGTGTTAAGGGTGCGGTAAGCACTTACGATAAAAGTCGCAATAGTAGATTCCAATATAAAAAGATGCCACTTAATACACAAGCTAAAGGGTCGATACAAAAGTGGATAAAAGAAAAAGGATTAAAAGGAAATATAAATAGCCTTACTTATGTTATTGCAAGAAGTATATATAGGAAAGGATTAAGGGCAAGTTTCTTTTTTACTAAACCGTTCGAAGATAATTACTTAAAAATGCCCGATGAACTTATAGAAAAGTTTGCATTAGATATTGATAACTTTTTAGATTATACAACGTGATACGAGCAAGAAGCCCTTTTTTTATAGAACATGAAGAGTCGTCAGCACCTACGGTACTACCAAGGTTTACTTGTCACGATACTTCTATAACGGGATTGTCGATTGCAGCAAACGGAACTATAACAAACCCATCGGTAAGCGTTGGAACATTACATAGCGTAGAACCAACAAGCTTTGGTACGGTAAGCACCGCAACTATAAGAAACGTGTTGGTTTATGTAACATATGATTCAAGCAACTTTAGACCACCAACCGATTCAAGTAATCAAATAGCTTGCCCTGTTCAATTTACACAACCTGCGACAACGGTAGCAGCATCACAAAAGAAATTTAGAGTAACAAACAATAGCACCACCCAAACGGCTTTATTACAATATGTAGCGTTTAATGGTAGTGTTCAAATTAATCACACTATGCAACCTTTGGAAACCGTTGATATATGTGTTGCCCCTTTTGATTCGGAAACCGCAGGTTATCCAACGGTCATTGGGGATGCTACATATTTCGATATGTTAGAATATTGCACAACAGATACACTTAGTTAATTATGAGAATATACGCAAGAAGTCCATTTTTTTTACAATTTAATAGCACTTAATTATGCCCGTATTAGATAGAGCCGAATTACAATTATATATTTACGATGGAACGTCGGGGGGTTACGTAGATAGCGACCTTAAATATACATTATCAAAGTCAAGAATTTCATCGCAAGACAATATCCTATTTGAGATAAGCGAACTTGTAAGGGATTATATTGACCAAACTTTTAACAATGACTATTTAAGTAAGACTAAATGGGTATCCTCAATCACAAGATTATACGATTCGGATGGTACGGAATTTGCTACGGGTAGTCCCGTTACAAATCACTATTTAGCTTTAGATGGGTATGGATATTTTGAAGATGGTATAAACCCGCAACTATCCGATAACCTATTAATGAGTAATACACGTATTTACTTACCCGAAAACACGGCGGGTAAATTACCGATTCTTGCAGCGGGTGTTGGTAAGGTTATAATAGATAGTTCAACAACACAAGTTACCGATAATGGAAATTCAAATCAAAAAATACAATACTTAACAATTCCCGCTAATAGTAGCACAATACTTGTTTACGATACAGATGACGCTACTTTACTTGCAACGGTAAATGTTGAAAACGTATGCGAACCCAAATTTACACCCTATAAGGTTACTTTCGTAAATAAGCACGGGGCTTACCAAGATGTGTATATGTTTAAAAAGAGTGTTGAGAACATGAATGTAAGCGACGAAGTTTATAAAGCTAATATTATAAATACATCTTCACTTACCTACGCAACATATAAAGGGCAACAAGAAAGATACAATGTAAGTGCAACTAAATCTTTACAAATGAATACGGGGTTTGTGAATGAGGACTTTAACCAAGCTATTGAAGAACTTTTACTTTCCGAAAACGTTTGGATTAGATGGGAAGGTAAAACACTACCCGTCCTTGTTAAGACTAAAGACATGACTTACAAAACTTCATTAAACGATAAATTAATAAACCATACGTTACAGTTTGAATTTGCATTTAGCAAGATTAACAACATTAAATAATGCTAAACCTACAACTTTACATAGAGGGTACGGAAGTAGAATTGTTTAAGGATGAAAGCGTAAGTCTTACCCAAACACTACAAAACGTAAAAGACATTAGTAAGATATTCACGGATTTTACTAAAACCTTTAACGTACCCGCAAGTAAAACCAACAACATTCTATTTAAACACTTTTACAATTACGATATTGAGGGTTATGTATCGGGAACTAAAAAGACCGCAGAGTTGTTTTTAAACCATCAAGTATTTAAGAAAGGTAAGATAAGACTTGAAGGCGTAAGTGTAAAACAAGGTAAAGCACACACATATAGATTAACCTTTATAGGCGACACGGTAAACATGAAAGACTTACTTGGCGAAAGTAAGCTAGGTGCGTTGGATAACATTTATGGAATAGAGTTCCAATATAATGCCGACAATGTTGTTACCTATATGCAAGACGGATTAGACGCAACGGTTGATGGTGTTACATACGAAGATGCTATTGTCATGCCTTTAATTACACATACACAAAGGCTTTATTATAATAGTACATTACCCGTGTCACAAAGTGGTAACCTTGCTTATGACGGTTCAACTATTCAAGGGGTTAAATACGAACAACTAAAACCCGCTATAAGGGTTTACGCTTTGATTAAGGCAATAGAGGATAAGTATAACCTAGAATTTAGTGGCGACTTTTTTAATAAAACAAATCCAACGTTTTACAATCTTTATTTATGGTTACATAGAAAGGAAGGTGGTATATTGGAAGAAAGTGCAATAAGGGCAAGCACTAGTTTTTGTTGTATTACAGGAAATGCTGCCGATAAAAACTTATGGCGACCTTTTATTAAGAGTGACCGCTTTATATTTAGACAACCCGATAATACTAATAACGTAAGATTACAATATAGAATAGACATAAAAACTTCGGCACAAAATTATACGGTAATCGTAGAAAGGGATGGCGAAGAAAGGGAAAAGCACGAAGGTGTAAACGGAAACTTAACACTAGGTGGTATTGATAAAAACCATAGATTTCCCGCTGGTACTTATAGAATATTCTTTGAGAGTGAGTCGGCAGCAAGTTTTGAACTTGATATATACTTAAACGAATTTCAAAAAAAGTTCTTAGGTGGTAACAATCAAAAAGTACAATTACAAGGAACCGCAAGTATTGAAACGATAGCCGATGTTAATGCTGCCTTACAATTACCCGATATTAAGATAATAGACTTTATTACGGGGATATTTAAGATGTTTAATTTGACGGCTTTTCAAGACACGAACGGGGTTGTACAAGTTAAGCCATTAAATGAATTTTACGAACAAAGCAAAAACACTTACGATATTACCGAATTTTTAGACACAACACAATCTTCGGTAGATGCATTAATGCCTTACAAAAGAATCAAGTTTGGTTATAAAGGAACGGAAAGCTTTTTTAGTGAAAGTCACAAAGAATTATTTAACGTTACATGGGCGGAAGAAAACTATGAAGACTTTTACAATACCGAAGGAAGTACGTTTGAATTACAAATACCTTTTGAACACCACAAGTTTGAAAGACTAAGAGATAATAACGGTACAGCAACAACGGCACAATGGGGTTGGTCGGTAGATATAAAACAAGAGACGTATTTAGGCGACCCATTATTATTTTATGCAAAAAAAATAACAAGTGGCACACAAATAAGCGTTGTTAAGAGTTCATCGGTACGGGTAGGTATTACGGATTACTACATACCATCTAATAGTATAGATATTACCGATAGTCAAAACTTAAACTTTAAAGCGGAATTTAATGAGTATTCGGGTACGGTGTTTGAACAAACATTATTTGAAACGTTTTATAGTAATTACATAAGCGATACGTTTGACCAAAAAAGAAGGTTGAGTAAATTTAAAGCTTATTTACCTATAAGGATATTGCTTAATTTGACGTTAGCGGATAGGCTTGTAATATTTGATAGGCTTTACAAAATAAATCAAATGACAACAAACCTTGCAACGGGTTTAAGTGATTTAGAATTAATAAACGAAGTAAAAGACTTTGTGATTGAAAACCAAGATAAGTTCTTTGCGGAATCGGTAGACCAAAGATTTATTACTTGTGATAATACAAATGTAACAGTAGATTGGAACGGAACGGTATGATAGAAAATATATTAAATTTATTAGAGATAGCAAAAAGAACTAAACAAACGGGGGAATTTACATCCATAGCATTAGGCAAAAACAAATTACCCAATAGTTTAAAGGAAGCGTATCACATATTTAAGCAAGAGTTATGGCAAGAAAAGAAGTAGTATTAGAGTTAAAGGCGGAAACGGGTGCAACGAAAAAAGATTTAAAAGAAGTAGCAAACGGATTAGAAAAAGTACAAGACGCTGCGGAAGAAACATCTGAAGAAACAAAAAAGTTAGGCAATGACTTTTCGGAAATGGGTGGACAACTTGACACCGTTACAGGCGGTGCTATAACTAAATTTAAAGGTTTACTAGGTGGTGTTAAAAATGTAACAAAAGGATTTAGAACATTAAAAGGTGCAATTCTATCAACGGGGATTGGTGCTTTAGTTATCGCTATTGGTTCTTTAACCGCAGCGTTTACGTCTAGTGAAGCGGGACAAGATAGGTTTCAAAAGATACTAGGTCAACTTGGTGTTATAGCGGGTAACGTTGGCGATATATTTACAAGTTTAGGGAATGTTATTTTAGAAACTTTAAGTGGAAACTTTGATGCTGCGGGCGATGCCTTTGACCTTTTAAAAGAAAGGGTTTTAAACTTTGGAAAAGAAACGAGAAGGGAGATTCAACTTTCGGGCGAGTTAGCGGACAAAACATCGGAAGCGAATAAATTAGAAAGAACATTAATAAATGAGCGTGTAAAAGCTAACATTAAAATTAATCAATTAAAAACAAAAGCTGCCGAAGTTGATAAATTTACTAATGCCGAAAGAATAAAGTTTTTACAAGAAGCAGCGGCGGAAGAAGATAAGATTACGGGTCGTGAAGTTAAGCTTGCAAAGTTAAGAAGGGATATTAAGATACAGGAAAACACGTTAAGCGAATCAACTAGAGAAGATTTAGATGAAGAAGCACGGCTTACTGCAAATGTTTTACAACTTGAAGAACAAAGAATATTAAAAAACAAAGAATTACTTGGTGTCGCTGCGGGATTGCGTAAAATGGAAGCGGATGCAAAAGCAGCGGAAAGAGCAACGGAATTAGCAGCGACACAAAAGCAAAGCGATGACATAAACCTAATACAAGCCAAGGGGATTGACCAACAAAAAATCCAAGTTGCAGATTTAAGTTTATTAAAAAAGAAAGTAGCTAAAGAAGATGTAGAGGTTGATAAGCTTACGACAGGTCAAAAGCTAGATTTAGCATCGAATGCTATGGGTAATTTAGCAAGTATGTTAGGCGAAGAAAGTAAAGCAGGTAAAGCAGCAGCAATAGCACAAACAACAATAGAAACATATAAAGGTGCAACTTCAGCATTTGCTTCTTTAGCGGGTATTCCAATAGTTGGCCCCGTTCTTGGTGCCATAGCAGCAGCGGCGGCGGTTTCAGCAGGTATTGCTAATGTTAAAAGAATAACGAGTGTAGGCCCAGCGGTTTCGGGAGGAAGCAGTAGTGCGGGGAGTAGAGGTGCGTCTGTACCATCAACACCAACACCACCAGCATTTAACGTTGTAGGTGCTGCCCCCGAAAGTCAACTTGCACAAACGATTGGGGAAAAAGAAGATAAACCCGTTAAAGCTTTTGTAGTAAGTAACGATGTAACAACCGCACAAAGTTTAGATAGAAACATTATTGAAAGTGCGTCAATATAAAACAAAAAGTAAAAATTAATATTGTTATAATATGAATATAGTAGAACTTGTTATAGACGAAGATGAGGACATTTCGGGAATCGAAGCAATTAGCGTTGTTGAAAACCCTGCCATCGAAGAAGATTTTATTGCATTAAAAAACCAAGAGTTTAAACTTGCAGAAGTAGATAAGGAAAAGCGTATCCTAATGGGCGCTGCTTTAGTTCCTAACAAACCTATTTATAGACGTAGTGGCGAATCGGAATATTATATATACTTTTCAAAAGACACGGTACGTAAAGCAAGTGAATTGTTTTTTATAAATGGTAATCAAAATAATTCTACATTAGAACACAACATACCACTAACGGGAATGTCGGCGGTTGAAAGTTGGATAGTAGAAAGTGAACAAGATAAAAGTCGTATGTACGATTTAAATGTGCCTATGGGTACTTGGATGGTTTCAATGAAAGTATTAAACGACGATATTTGGAAAAAAGTCAAAGACGGTGAACTAAAAGGCTTTTCTATTGAAGGATATTTTGCGGATAAGTTAGAAAGACCACAAGACAAGTCTATAAAAGACGACCTTGCAAAAATAGAAGAAGAAGAAGCGGAATACTTATTAAAAGAAGTACGTGCTATTATAAAAAAAGACAAAAGGGCGAAAGGCGATAAAAGGATTGAAATGGAATCTTATTCCGATTATCCCGATGCGGTTTCTAGTAACGCTAAGAAAGGAATTGAACTAAACAAAAAAGTAAACAATAAATGTGCAACACAAGTTGGCAAAGTACGAGCATCACAATTAGCACAAGGCAAACCAATAAGTGTTGAAACTATAAAAAGAATGTTTAGTTACTTATCAAGGGCGGGTGAATACTACGACGAGGGTAACAAGGAAGCTTGTGGAACCATATCTTACTTATTATGGGGTGGTAAAGCTGGACTTAGATGGTCGGGTGCAAAACTTAAAGAACTTGACTTGTTAGAAGCTAGTCTTAAAAAACCATGTTATGCGGGTTATGAAATGATAGGGTTTAAAATGAAAAACGGTAAACGAGTACCTAATTGCGTGCCAATTAAATGAGGGATTACAAAGATAGATATGCGGTTCCCCAAGACGATAGTCGGGGTTGCTTATGTTGGGATAGTAATACTTATTCTAGGGAGTGTTGCGATGACGATTACCATGCACAAGGTATTGGTAATATAACGGGTCTAGCGTTAAGTCAAAGTTTAGTAACTATTGCAAGTTTAAGTGTTTCACAAGGTGGGGGTGTTTCAACGCCAACCGCAAACTATAAAGGTGCTGACTTAGGCACGGTTACGGTTACACCAACAACATTTGCACCCGTAGTAACGGACACACCTAGGTCTATAACATCTAGTTTAGTAGTACCCGAAAGTGTTGTTGTAAATTCGGAAGAGGTTAAGTTTTCTAATAAAGGCGATACGGTAAGTAAAACCGAAACAATCACACAACCCGCTAATGTGTCGGTCGCCCTTTCGTGTTCGGATATTACCTTTACGGGTTTTGCGGTTTCACAAGCGGGTGTAATTACACAACCAACAATAGATATAGGAACTACATCAAGCACAACACCATTAAGCTTTGCTTTAGTAAGTACCGAAACAACTAGAACATTAAATGTAAATATAACCGTGCCATCGGGTTACACAAATGCGGGTGCAACATTAGCTTGTACAACAACCGCAACACAACCGATTGCAACATTATCAAACCCCGTTACAACCAACCCATATAAGTATCTATTTACGGGTTACCCTACGGGAATCGTTATTTATAGATTTGCTTATAATACTGCGGGAGATTTCATAGACATAAAAGGAATAAAAGGCGAATTAGGGCAATCGTCGGGTATAACTATTTCATCTTTTAGTAAACCCGAAATAGTAGACGGAAACACAAGCGGTTTAACTATGACGGAAACCGAAGATGCATCTTTAGCTTTAGCGGGTGCGGTAATGGCTAATAGTGGAACCGATATACAATACTTTTCTAGTTCATTATTTACAACACAACAAACGGGTACGCCTAATGTAAGCACGGTTTCTTATACTAACAACGCAAATAACGTTGCAAGCAATTACGGATTATATGATTCAACTAATAGCATTGGCATAGGCGTTTATACAAATACACTTGCAAGCATACCCGTTAGTGATGCGACTTTACTTAATCAAGCATTAGCCGACGGATACTATACGGGATACAACAATCCAAAGCAAGTAAGAATTGAAGATGGTGTAATACAAGAAGTATTAGACATTTAAAAATATAACAAACGATATTAATAATTATTGTATATATATAAATTAAATTTATGAAAGCGACAGATATGTTAAACAAAGTAAAAGAACTTGTTGGGGTGGAAGCATCCGAAGAAGTAAAATTAGCACAAGCGACTTTGGAGAACGGTGCTGTTATAGAAAGTGAGGATTTCGCTGCTGGTAGTGAAGTGTTTATTGTAACAGACGACGAAAAGGTGGCACTACCTGTTGGCGAGTATACTTTAGAGGATGGCGAAACTCTTGTAGTTGAAGAAGAAGGCATTATTGCATCAATCGGAAAACAAGAAGAAGCACCCGCTGAAGAAGAAGCGTCAAAGGAAGAAAATCTTGAAGAAGAAGAAATGGCTTACGCTACAAAAGAAGAACTTGCCGAGGTTAAAACTATGATTGAAGAAATCAAGGCGATGATTGAAAAGAAAGAAGAAATGTCGGAAGAAGTTCAAGAAGAAGTAAAAGAAGACGTTAAGGAAGAACTTTCAAAGGTTGAGGAAAAAGTAGAACTTGAAAAAGTAACACACAATCCCGAAGCTGAACCAAAAAAAGAAATGAAATTATACGGACAGAAAAGACCTGAAACAACAATGGATAGGGTATTTTCTAAAATTGCTAATATTAAAAAATAAATAAAAAATGGCTACTACAACAAGTATTACAAGCACATACGCTGGCGAATTTGCGGGGGAATACATTTCCGCAGCTTTACTTAGCGGTGCAACTATTGACAACGGTGGGATAACTGTAAAACCTAACGTTAAATTTAAAGAAGTAATTAAAAAGATTGCAACGGACGGAATCGTGAAGGATGCCACCTGTGATTTTTCGGCTACTTCTACAATCACGCTTACTGAAAAAATATTACAACCTGAACTTCAACAAGTCAATTTGCAATTGTGCAAAAAAGATTTTGTGTCAGATTGGGAAGCAATTCAAATGGGAATGTCGGCTCACCATGACTTACCATCAAGCTTTAGCGATTTCCTTATAGGACACGTTGCTGCAAAGGTTGCACAAAAAACCGAACAAAGCATTTGGGACGGAAATACAAGTAACAATGGACAGTTTGACGGTTTATCAAAACTAGTATCTTTGGATGCTGCTTTACCATCGGGTCAAGAAGTTGCGGGTACTACGGTAGATTCATCAAACGTAATTGCACAACTTGGTTCAATCGTTGATGCGGTTCCATCCGCACTTTACGGAAGTGAAGATTTATTTATCTACGTTTCGCAAAACATTGCAAGAGCCTATGTGAGAGCATTAGGAGGATTTGGTGCAAGTGGTTTAGGTGCTGCGGGTACAAACGCACAAGGAACACAATGGTGGAATAACGGAAGCTTATCATTTGATGGCGTAAAGATATTTGTCGCTAATGGTCTTGCTGACAATAAAGCAATAGCTGCTGAAAAATCAAACTTATTCTTTGGAACGGGTCTACTAGCTGACCACAACGAGGTTAAAGTTTTGGATATGTCAGACCTTGACGGTTCGGACAACGTAAGAGTTGTGATGAGATTTAGTGCTGGAGTACAATATGGGATTATCGAGGATATAACTACCTACGGTATCACAAACTCCGCTAACTAATAATTAATTAAATAACATAAAGGGGTGGGTGGTTTATTATCTACCTACCCTTTTTTAATATAAAAAAAGATGGCGTGTAACTTAACAGCGGGTAGAAAAGAACCATGTAAGGACGTAGTTGGAGGAATTAGAAAAGTCTATTTTACGGACTTTGGTGGATACGGAACGGTAACACAATCTAACGACGACGAGATTACTGACATGAGTGGTACTTTTACTGCCTTTGAATATGAACTAAAAGGGACAAGTAGCTTTGAGCAAACTATCACTTCATCAAGGGAAAATGGAACAACTTTCTTTGAACAAACTTTAAATATTACACTTAAAAAACTAACTAAAGAAGACAACAAAGAATTGAAACTTCTCGCTTATGGAAGACCACACGTTGCAGTTGAAGATTACAACGGTAATGTCTTTGTTATGGGATTAGAACATGGAGCGGATGTTTCAGGCGGTACTATTGTGACGGGGTCAGGACTTGGAGAACTTTCAGGTTATACCTTAACGCTAACATCACAAGAAGTGTTGCCCGCAAACTTTGTATCAGCACCAACCGCTGCCAATCCATTTGGCGGTATGTCAAGTGCAACGGTAACAGTGACGGAGGGAACTAATTCGTAATTAGTAATGTTGATTGATTAGGAAGGGTGGCATTTGCTGCCCTTTTTTTTGCTTTATAAATAACAAATTTTAAGTTTTCTTATTGTATATATATGACAATATTACAAGAAAGTGCGTCGGCACAAAACTTGGATTTTATCCCAAGAAGTTTTACAAGCGGAAACACTTATAACGTTACGATAGTAAACGAACAAACTAATACTGAAATTTACAATCAAGACGTTACATCTATTAGCGAAAACTTATATTACAATAGACTAAATGCTATCTTTGGCGTAAAGCAAGATAACTTTTACATGGTTACGATTAAATCGGGTACTAATGTAATATTTAAGGACAAGATATTTTGCACAAATCAAACTATTGCCGATTACACGATTAACAATAGTCAATATACGGAACAAAGTTCTACAAATGAATTTATATTTATATAATGGATAACTTACATATAGTTAACTTATCGTCTTATAACAGACCTAAAATCAAAGAAGACAAAAAGCGTGATTGGGTAAACTACGGTGACGACAACAATTTTTATAGTTACTTAATAGACCTTTACATTGAATCGACAACTAACAACGCAATTATTAATGGTGTAAGTCAAATGATTTACGGTAAGGGACTAGATGCTTTAGATAGTTCAACAAAAACAAACGAATACGCAGCACTTAGGGGTATATTTAACGATTCTTGTCTTAGAAAAATAAGTTTTGATTTAAAATTACTAGGAGAAGCTAGTTTCCAAGTGCTTTACAAAGATGCTAGGGTTGCTAAAGCCGAACACTTCCCACGACAAACATTAAGGGCGGAAAAAACAAACGAAGATGGTAAAATAGAAGCTTACTATTATTTTCATGATTGGTCAAAAATAAAACCAAAAGACAAACCATTACGTATCGCAGCGTTTGGATATGGTAACGGTAGCGAACCCGAAATTAAAATAGTAAAAAGGTATTTATCGGGTTACGACTATTATTGCCCACCCGACTACATGGGGGGTATTGCCTATGCGGAATTAGAAAGCGAAGTGGCGGATTACTTAATTAACGATGTTCAAAATGGATTTAGTGGTACCAAAGTAGTAAACTTTAACAACGGAGTACCTGACCGAGAGAAACAACTACAAATTAAATCCGATGTAATGCGTAAGCTTACGGGTTCAAGGGGCGAAAAAGTAATTATTGCTTTTAATAATAACGCTGAAAGCAAAACAACGGTCGACGATATACCGCTAACCGATGCCCCACAACATTACGAATACTTATCAAATGAATGTATTGGTAAGTTAATGGTAGCACATAGGATTACATCGCCTTTACTATTAGGTATTAGGGATAGCAATAATGGACTTGGTAATAATGCGGACGAAATAAAAACCGCTTCCTTACTATTCCACAACACAACTATAAGACCATACCAAGATTTAATCATTGACGCAATGGACGACATTTTGGCGGTAAACGGTATTGCATTAAAACTTTATTTTAAGACCCTACAACCGCTTGAATTTATTGAAACCGACAATGCTATAACTAACGAAGCGAGGGAGGAAGAAACGGGCGTTAAAATGGCTTCACAAGTAATAAATAACGAAACCGCAATAATAGACGATAGACTAGCTTATTCAACACAAGAAAAAGCAGAAGAAATGGCTAAAGATTTAGGTTGTAAAGGTTATCACACCCACGACTTAGATGGTAGGACTTGGTATATGCCTTGTGAAGAACACAAGTTATCTAAACAAGCACCCGAATTTGACGATAACAAGATGTTTGATTTGTTAGATGAATTTGGCGAAGATGAAAATTTAGACGAATGGGAACTTGTTGACGAACGTCAAGTGGATTATGAACAAGAAGACGCATTGGATAAAATGATAGGGTTGGCAAGCACGGGAAGTGCAAGGCCAAAAGCGGGTAGTGAACAAGATGGCGAAAATAAAGATGGCGTGCAATTTAAAGTAAGATACCAATATGCCCCTTTAAAAACACAATCTAATAGCAGGGAGTTTTGTAAAAAAATGGTAAGTGCTAAAAAGATTTACCGTAAAGAGGATATAATGCAAATGAGCCAATTAGCCGTAAATGCGGGTTGGGGATTAAGTGGTGCTGACACCTACGATATATGGTTATATAAAGGCGGAGGTGCTTGTCATCACTTTTGGATGCGTAAGACGTATAAGGCGAAAGCCGAGGGGATTAAACCTGATGTTGGAAACCCCAATGCTGAAGTAAGTGTAAACCAAGCAAGAAAAGACGGTTTTAAACCCGAAACAAACGACAAAAAAGTGGCTATGCGACCAAAGGATATGCCAAATCAAGGATTCGTAAACAAATAACAAATGGCTGAAGGATTATTTATTACACGAAAAGATTTAGTTAAGTTTACTTCCGTAAATGGGAACGTAGATAGTGACAAGTTTTTGCAATACATAAAGATTGCACAAGATATACACGTAAGAAACTATTTAGGTTCAGACTTATTTAATAAGATACAAGACGATATAGAAGCAAGTACCTTGGCGGGAGATTACCTTACACTTGTTACGGATTACGTAAAACCTATGATTATACACTGGGCAATGGTTGAGTATTTACCTTTTGCAGCTTATACGATAGCAAACAAAGGGGTGTTTAAACATGGTAGCGAAAACGCTTCTAATGTAGAAAAAGAAGAAGTTGATTTTTTAATAGAAAAAGAACGGGATATTGCACAATATTATACGGATAGATTTATAGATTATATGTCTTTCAACGCTAGTAGTAAGTACCCCGAATATTATAGTAATTCAAACGAAGATGTATACCCTGACAAAAACGCAAATTTTGAAGGATGGGTTTTGTAAGAAACGACTATAAACCAAAAGAAGTAAACATAGAAAGGTTAAAACAATATTTGCAAAAAGCATATATAACAAAAACCAAAAAAAAGTATTGATATAATATGGCAAATACAATAAATTGGGGAAAAATATACTGTTCGTCTTATTGGGGTGATACCGCTAATACAACAGATGCAATTCCCGTGTTTTCCGCACCGCTTTGTTGGACGGAAGATATACTAGAGTTGTCATGTGATAGCACAAGTTTTAGTGTTGATAGCACTTCAATAACGGTTGACCAAACAAGGATTTAAAAAAGAATATAAAATAAAATATAAGAAATGGCAAGAATAGCAATAGGAGTAGGTTCAGCACCGAACGACGGAACGGGAAGTACCCTCCGTGATTCCATGGTGTCTATAAACTCAATGACCGCTGACATTTACGGACAAAGTGGAACGGGCGATAGTTTACGTGGTTCAACCGCACTTACCGCAGCCGCTGATGTAGATGTAGATTTTGACACCGCAGCGGTTTTTACAATGACATCTAGTATTACCGTAGATTTAAACTTTACAAACGCATCAATAGGCGATGTTAAAGATATTATTGTTACGGATTCGGGCGGAACGTCCGCTTTAACTTTTGACACGGGGTCAAACACCGTCACAACAATATCGGGTACTTATAGTGCTAGTTCGGGTGCGGTTAACTTTATACAAGTAGTTTGCACCGCTGCCAATACATTTTTCTTATCAATTTCACAAAGCGTATAATTATGAAGGCATTAATAGAAAAAGACAAAATAGTTACAATTTACCCAACACTACCTAATAGTTTTAAGGTTGGAACTACTTATATTCTTGGTGGTTCACAAAATTTATCGGATAAAAAACTTAAAGAATTAGGCATTTACGATGTTTTGCAACCTAGCTATAACCCACAAACACAAAACAAAGGCGGGTTATACTTTGATAAAAAGAAAAAGGTTGTTACTTACGAAATTACCGACATTGATTTTTCCAAGACTTACGAAGTAGTAGATGAAGAAGGTAAAAAAACAGGCGAGGTTAAAAACACTTACAATGTAGCAGATAAAAAAACAAAACTTATAGAAATCTTAAAAGGTAACGCTAATAAACTTTTATCATCAACAGATTGGCAAGTTGTAAGAAAGGCAGAGAGGGATATTGCTATTGATGACGATGTAAAAACTAAAAGAGCTGAAATAATAGCTGAATATGATAAAAAGAAAAAAGAGGTAAATGCTAAAAAGAAATATGAGAATCTTTTAAGTTACGATACTACTTTTTTCCCTGTAAAACTTGATTAATGGCTTTAGGCAAAAGACTAATACAAACAGGAGGGGCAGCAGCTTGTAATACTGAAACAACTGACATATTTGGCGATTCAAGTGGTAAGGCATTATACAGCCTTGATTATGACTCTTTTGATACAAGTGGCACCTTTAATGGTGAGCCTTACAATGGAGTTAATTTCGGCGTTTCAGGTAAAATAAACACAGGTGCAAGATTTAATGGCACGAATCAATTTATAAAATTAGGTACTGATGTTTTTAAATACACAGATGTAACTATTTCGGCTTTTATAAATCCAAACCTATCAGATACAAATGTCAAAACAATTTTTGCAAATACAAGTTATATTAGTGGTCAAGCATTTCACGGAATTATAATAAGTGTGAGGAATGATGGTAGTTCTGATAAAATATATGTTCAACACTACCCGTCAAGCACAGCTGTTTATTCAACAGCATCAATATCGTTAAATACTTTTACTCACATTGCTGTTTCTTATACAGGTTCACAAACAAAAATATACATAAATGGTACGTTAGATTCCACGCATTCAGCTACATTAAGTTATAGTGCAAGTCAAACGCTTACAGCTTCGTTAGGTGCTTATATTTTGCACGATTACACTTCAAATACTACCTATGACGAATTTAGTGGAACTATTGACCAAGTAAGGGTGTTTTCATCTATACTTGATGGAACTCAAATTAGCACTTTAGCAGCAGAACAAGCTTGTGTCCATACATCTACAACTGATATAGTAGATTTCCCTGTTACAAATGCTGCTTATTACAAATTAGACAATTCAGCAGAGGATGAAAAAGGAACTTCAAGCAGCGAAACTGACATTGAATATCGTTTTGGACGTTATGGTCAAGCTGCAATCTTTGATGGTGCAAATAGTGTTATTACAAATTCTTCTGTTGGAACTGCATTAAATGTTTCAGCTTTTACTTTTTCACTTTGGTTTAAAACTAATGTAAATGATTCGACAGATAGAATATTAATAAGTTCATTTGATGGTAGTGGAAATGCAAGATTTTATGTTTCAGTAGTTAATAGTGGTTTAAGTGTTGTTATTTATGGTTCATCTTCTACATATATACAAAACTTTACAAGTACAGTTGGAATTGGAAATTGGTATCACTTAGCAGTAACTCACACAGGCACAACAACAACTGTATATTTAAATGGTACAGCAATAACACCAAGTGGCACTTCAGGTTCAGCAGTTGCTATAAAAATAGCAAGTTCTCCACAACCTTTAACATTTGGTCAACTACAAGGCAATATTGGAACTTATCCTTTAAATGGTTCTATCGACCAAGTAAGAATATTCACATCTTCTTTAAGTGCTGCAAATGTTTTAAAACTTGCCGAAGAAAAGCCTGAAACAGATACAAGTAATTTTAAGGCTGTATTGTATACAGGAAATGGTGCAACTCAATTTATTTCTAATGTAGGAATGGACTTGGAAACAAGTGGAGGTTTAGTTTGGGTAAAAAATAGAAGTGCAACAGGTAACCATTCTTTAATTGATAATGTAAGGGGAGTAAGCAAACCTTTAAATTCTAATGCAACAAATGCAGAACAAAATTATGCAAATTTTACTTTAACATCATTTGAAAAAAATGGATTTTTTGTAACTGACGATTCAAATGGTCTTTATGGATGGAACGGAGCAGCTGGTGGCACTTATGGTGGTACTACAGGTGGCTATGTTGGCTGGGTTTGGAAAGGTGGAGGGACGGCAGTTTCAAATGGTAATGGAAGTATCACAAGTTCTGTAAGTGCAAATACTGCTGCTGGATTTTCTATTGTATCTTATACAGGTACAGGTGCAAACGCTACAATAGGTCACGGATTAACTTCAGCAGCCCCTGAACTTATTATATTTAAAAATAGAGATTCTGTTTCACATTGGGACACTTATAGCTTAGCAATTGGAGCTACTAAAAGACTACAATTAAGTGATTCAGGAGCTGCTTCAGCAAGTAATTCAATATTCTTTAATAATACAGACCCTACTACATCTGTTTTTTCGGTTGGTTCAGGGTTACACACAAACGGAAGTGGAGATGGAATGGTTGCTTATTGTTTCCACAGCGTTTCAGGTTATCAAAAAATTTCAACTTACAGTGCTGGTTCGGTAGGTTTAAGAATTTACACTACAGATGATGGAACTTCGTCAGGCTCAAATGGGTTTAGACCAAGTTTTGTAATGATAAAAAATACAACAATTGGAAGCACAAATTGGGTTATTGTAGACAGCAAACGGCCTGATAAATGGATTTATGCAAATGAATCTGATGCTGATGCAACTGTTGCCGGTGGTGTGGTTTTACAAGACGATGGGTTTTCACTTGGTAACCAAGGAAGTTATATAAATGCATCAGGCAGCACTTACTTATATATGGCAATCAAATGATATGGATGACGGAATGAAAATATTTGGATTGTACTCAGCAAACATATTTGCTTTGGCTTTTAGTGTGTCAGAAGTAAATGGATTTTTACAAATGCTTGTTATGTCTGCTACTTTAATTTTTACAGTTATTCAAATTTATAAAGCAATAAAAAAGTAATTATGTTTTTTGGTATATCATTTCGACAAAATCAAATACAAGGCATCAGAATGAATCGCATTAAAGAACGATTAGCTGCTTATTATAGACCAATCTCAAAACCTTACGACAAATGAAACTACCTACCAATGGAGTGGCTAAAGATATAAGACATTTTGCAGGAAGCCTTTTAGTATTCTTCTTGGTTGTTTTAATATTGTTATATCTATCTAAATATCAAATTCCTCAAGAAAATGCACAGATAGTAAATACACTTATTGGAATGATTGCTGCATCAATCGCAATGGTCATAGCGAGTATCACAGGTAGAAACCCTGATGACCTTGATGCTGCAAAGAAAAAAATAAGCAACTTAGAAACAAAAATTGATATGTTGGTTGCTTCAAAAGATATGCTTGAAGGTATGCTTATCAAAGTACAAGATGACACAATAGATAGATTGCTGCTTAAATCTACGTTAGACCACGATGACTGCAAAAGCGGAAAGTGTGGATGTAAAAACAAATGCAAAGATGAGTCTTAAACACTTTCAATATGAAGAATTTGACTCTCCAGATTTGCCTAACTCTGGTGCTACTAATATGGATAGGAACTTCCTTTCGATGCTCGATGATGCAAGAGGGATTGCTGGTATACCCTTCAAGATTTCTTCTGGATACCGAACAGATAAATACAATCAATCGCTTAGTGCAAGAGGATATTCAGCGAGTCCAAACTCAAGCCATCTTAAAGGAGAGGCAGCAGATATTGTCTGCAAAAACTCAGCAGATAGATGGACTATCCTTACAGCCTTACAAAAAGCAGGGCTCCGTAGGATTGGGATTGCCTCCTCATTTATCCATGTCGACTCAAGCGACTTATGGAAATCTTCGCCTGTTATATGGACTTACTAAAACTGATACAGTAGGAAGCACTCTCAATGATTAAAACAATACTCAGCTTACTCACAGGAAGAAATAAAGGCAAGTCAGCTATTGGAGGTCTTGCAATAGAACTAAGAGAAGCTATAAAAGGAAAAGAACTTGACCCAAATGCAATACTTGAAATACAAGCTAAGATTAATGAAATTGAAGCACAACACAGAAACTTATTTGTTAGTGGTTGGCGTCCTTCTGTTGGGTGGGTATGCTCTCTTGCATTTGCTTATCACTTTGTTGCCTTTCCAATTATTAAAACTATATATCCAGATACTGAATTTCCTGTATTAGAAACAGAACCTTTATTTACTGTTCTAATGGGTATGTTAGGTTTAGGTGGTCTAAGGACTTATGAGAAAATAAAAGATAAAACAAAATGATTTGTCCACATTGCGTAGCGGTTTGTTTAGTTGGTTGTGTTGTATTAGCTAAAAAGTTATGGCAAAACAAATAATAGCTAATTATTACAAAAAGCCGAAAAGAAAGCGTAAAGGCATACACGCTAAAAGTAAATCAAGTATGCTAAAATCAAGTAAATTATACAAAAAGAAATATAACGGACAAGGTAAAAATTAGTAGTTTTTAACTAAAACTTGAAATTGTCTAAAAAAAAAACTACCTTTGGCGGGTTAGTGGGATATAATGTTTAACTATTAATTATTTTACTATGAATGAAGATTTAACTATAAGAAATTTAGCACAAAAAATTGCTAAAGATTTTGCACTAAGTATTAAAGAACGTACCGATTTATTACTAGAACTAGATGCAAACCAATATACTAATTTAGGTATAGATTCTACAAAAACCGAAAAAACTAAAGTTAAGTCTGATAGTAAATTCTTGTATAAGCAAATAAAAGGTATTGATGAACGTACGGGTAAAATGCTATTGAACCACATGGACATATAATCCAATGCCTAAAACTGCAAAAAAACCAACACGTAGTAAATTAATTAAAAAGCTAGACGTAGTATTTAGTCAATATATAAGATTAAGTAATGCGGATAGTAAAGGTATGTGTACGTGTGTTACTTGCAATAAACAATTTCATTGGAAAAACATACAAGCGGGTCATTTTATGTCACGTAAACACTATTCGACTAGGTGGAACGAAAACAACGTAAAACCACAGTGTGTTGGTTGCAATATGTTCAAAAGCGGTGAGCAATATAAATATTCACTTTTTCTTGGTTCGGAACTTGCAAATGATTTATATTTGAAAAGTAAGGAATTAGTTAAGTTTACTAGTCAAGACATACAGGATATGATTGACAATTACAATTCTAAACTTAAATTACTTATTTGAAGTTTTATTGTTTTATGTGTGTAAAGGGTGGTTTCGGCTACCCTTTTTTTTGTTAAATATTTTTTTATTAACTTAGTCGCATGAAACACAATACAATAGTAGAACTTCAGGGCGAGGTCTTGGAACTACAAGAGGAAAACAGACAACTTAAAAATCAATTAAACATTCAAAACGGTATTCGATATGGACAAGACACAACTTTACATAATTAGACAAAGTTCCCTTAATAGGGCAACGGACTTGTATTCTAAAAAGGACGCTTGGAACGAAGAACAAATTATTGAAACCGCAAAGGTGTTTGAACAATATGTATTAGGTGGCGAACAATTAAATAGTTTACCCGAAATACCAAAGGTTGCAGACCCTGACAAAAAGTGGCTAAATAAAAATACACCCGACTTTAACGTAGCAATAGAATTTATAAAAAAAGGTTATGCGGTTAAGGATATAAGAAACAAATACAAAGTGAGTAAAGAGGTAGAACAAGAATTAAATAAGATAAATTAAGATATGGATTTACAAGGAACTATTAAACACATTATTGACCCCGTAAAAGTAAGCGATAAGCTAACTAAACAACAAATGGTATTGACGATTGACGAAGATACCAAATACCCACAAAACATTGCAATAGAATTTTTAAATGATAAAATAGATATACTTAAAAAGTTTAAGGTAAATGAAAAAGTATCGGTAGGTATTAATTTAAGGGGTAATGAATACAACGGTAAATA